GGTTCGGCGTGATGAGCGTCGCCGATTCGACGCTCGAACCGTTCCGCGTGTCCACCGACCCGCTGCGCAGCGTGTACCCCAAACTCAACGCCGTGGGCGTCATGGCCGGCAGTCTGGCGGTGGCATGATGAGCAGCCTCGTCATCCAGGAACGCGACGCGCTCACCCGCCTGCTCGAAGACTGCCTGGGCGACCTCGTGCAGATCGTCACGGCAGACGAGCAGAAGGCCCGCCCCCTGCCGAACAAGGTGGCCGTCTTCATCGAACCGCCCGAACTCACCTACAAGAAATGGGGCAACGAGCCCGACATCACGTGGAGGCTCGACATAATCGCCGGCACCATGGCCACTCAGGCCCCCGCGTTGGAACTCGTCATGCGGGCCATCGGCCTCATGGCCGAACACGAGCTCAACATCCAGGCGGCACGGCCCGTGACCCTCAGCCTCTCCGGCGCGGGGGACCTCGCCGCCTACCAGCTCACACTCAACCCATTGGAAATCATCTGAAAGGAACCATCATGGCAAGCAAGGTGCGCACACTCGGCCCCGGCTCGTTCAACATCACCGACGAGAAGAACGGCCGCGACTTCAGCGCCGACCTGACCAAGGCGCAGCTCAACCCCAGCAATTCCAGCGACGACCCCACCACCTATCTGGACGGATCGCAGGAGGCCAACACATCCACCACATGGACGATGGAAGGCACCATCGGCGACGACTTCAGCGCCGAGGGCCTGAGCGTGTGGTGCTTCGACCACGCTAACGAGACCCTGCCGTTCGAGTTCGTACCCAACAAGACCGGGGCCATCAAATGGACCGGCGACGTGACCGTGACCCCCGTGGCCGTCGGCGGCGACGTGAAATCGAAGAACACCAACGACTTCAGCTTCCCCGTCACGAACCTCAAGCACACCACCTACACGGCCCCGGCCAGCGCATGAACACCGGCAAGGCCCTTATGGTCGTCGGCCAGAAACGGTTCGTACAGACCATGCGCAAGGCCGGCGCCGACCTGGACGAACTCAAGGGCGTGAACCGCGAAGCGGCCGAAATCGCCCTCCCCGCCGTGCAGGCCCTCGCCCCCGTCGGCAAGACCGGCAGACTCTCGAAATCACTGCGCGCCGGCGCGACCAAAAAGGCCGGCGTGATCCGCGCGGGCCGCAAGGCCGTGCCCTACGCCGGCCCCGTCAACTACGGGTGGCCCGGCCACCACATCAAACCACGCCTGTACGTGAACAACGGCGTGGCCCGAAGCGAAAACGCCTGGATGAAACCATACGAGGCGTTCGTGGAGAAAACCATGAAACAAGTCAAAGGAGCATAAGCCATGTTGAAGAAGACCGCGACCATCTGCTATCAGGACGGCCACGAGGACACCGTGATCCTCACCGCCCGCGCCCAATGCCAGGCCGAGGAACACGCCCAGACCAACGGGTGGGGGCCCGTGGAGAACTGCAAAATCCGGTTCGTCCGCGGGCGGCAGTGTGAAAATGCTTTTATCGCTGGGACAGGCAGATGCCTTTCGTACCACGCTTGTGAATCAGGCAAAAAAGACCGCTTCGGAAAATAATGTACAGTTAGACGTACTGGATGCGGAAAGTTCCATTGAAAAGCAGGTTGAACATATTAAAAAAGCCGTATCCGAAAAATATGACGTTATTTTATGTAATATGGTTGATGCCGATACGGCACTGGAACTGGAGGCACTGGCAGGCGATATTCCGATTGTATTTTTTAACACGTCACCGGATGCTTCCCGCTTAAAAGCCGGAAAATACATTTATGTAGGCTCAAATGAAGCAGATGCGGGACAGTATCAGGCAGAATATGTTTTAGAGCAGTTAAAGTCGCTTTCAGAATTAAATGTGGCAATTATTAAAGGACCGGACAGCCATTCCGCAACAAAGGGCAGGACAGATGCCGTTAAAAATACGCTGAATACGTCCGGAAAAACGATTCATTATATGTTTGAAGACCATGCAGACTGGGACCAGACCCGTGCAGAAGAACTGTTTGCAATCTTTTTAAAGACGAATCAGAAATGTAATGCTGTCATCTGCAACAATGATACCATGGCATTAGGTGTTGCGGACGCATGCAAAAAAGCTGGAAGAAATGACATTTTAATATTAGGAATTGATGCAACGGCTGACGGCTGTGCGGCAATTACCAACGGTACAATGAACTTTACGGTTTACCAGTCTGCAACAGGACAAGGAGAACGCCTGATTCAGGCAGGAAAGATTCTGGCACAGGGCGGCAGTATCAAGGATTTGGACGGTGCTGCGGAAAATGAAAAGTACGTATGGGTTCCGTTTGAAAAGGTAGATGCCTCTAACGTCAGAAATTATCAGTAAATAAAAGCGCATCAGGAAAGGCTCGGTGGAGAATGAATAAAGAACAGCTTGAAAAACGTAAAAAGTTAATCGCTGAATTGATTTTGGAAAATGAATTTTATGTACCGATGAAGACAAAGGAAATTGCAATTCTTTTGCAGATTCCAAAATCACAAAGAGGAGAACTTCAGGAGGTATTAGACAGCTTAGTCAGTGACGGAACGATTGGCGTTTCAAAGAAAGGAAAATACGGAAAACCGGATAATACGGCGGTTGTCGGTATATTTACCAGCACCAGGAGAGGTTTCGGCTTTGTTACGGTAGACGGCTGGGATGAAGATATTTTTATTCAGGAATCGGACACCGGAGGCGCATTCCATATGGATAAAGTAAAGGTGACGATTACCCATAAGAAGCAGGGTAACAGGCGCTGTGAGGGGAAAATTATCGGTGTGCTTGAGCATCAGCTTACCGAGCTGGTCGGTACATTTCAAAAAAACAGAACATACGGATTTGTTGTACCGGATAATGGAAAAATTCCGGTTGATATTTTTGTGCCGCAGGAAAAATCAATGGGTGCAATGAATGGTCATAAGGTTGTCGTAAAAATTACCAATTACGGCAGTCACGGCAAGAACCCGGAAGGTCAGGTCATTGATATTATCGGTCATATCAATGACCCCGGCACCGATGTATTGTCTATTGTTAAAGCCTATGATTTACCGGTGGAATTTCCAGATGCGGTCATGCAGTATTTAAAAAATATTCCCGATGAGGTAGACGAAAAGGACAAGGCGGGGCGTGTTGATTTCCGCGATGTTGATACGGTTACGATTGATGGCGAGGATGCTAAGGACCTTGATGATGCCATTACCCTTACCGTAAATGAACGTGGATATCAGCTCGGTGTGCATATTGCAGATGTAAGCCATTATGTGACAGAAAACAGCGTGCTGGATAAAGAAGCGTATAAGCGTGGAACCAGTGTTTACCTTGTGGATCGTGTTATCCCGATGCTTCCTCACAAATTGTCAAATGGAATCTGCTCCTTAAATCAGGGCTGTGACCGTCTGGCATTAAGCTGTATAATGGACATTGATAATAAAGGAAATGTGGTGGGACACCGCATTTGTGAAACATTAATCAATGTCAACCGCCGTATGACTTATACGAATGTAAAGAAAATTCTTGTCGATAAAGAGGCTTCTGTGATTGAAGAATACAAAGAACTTATTCCGATGTTTGAACGCATGGGAGAACTTGCGGCAATTTTAAGAAAGAAACGTTTTCAGCGCGGTTCGATTGATTTTGACTTTCCTGAAACGAAGATTATTTTGGATAAGGACGGTCATCCTTTGGAAGTCAAGCCGTATGACAGAAATGTTGCGACCAAAATCATCGAGGAATTTATGCTGATAGCTAATGAAACGGTTGCAGAGGATTATTTCTGGCAGGAAATACCATTTTTATACAGAAGCCACGAAAACCCGGATATGGAAAAAATTCAAAAGCTAAGCACATTTATTAATAATTTTGGATATTCCATTCATACCGGTGATGAAATTCATCCAAAGGAACTGCAAAAGCTTTTAGAAAAAATTGACGGAACAGACGAGGAAAATCTGATTGCACGTCTGACACTGCGTTCAATGAAAAGAGCACAGTACACAACAGAATGTGTCGGACACTTCGGACTTGCAGCAAAATATTACTGTCATTTTACGTCTCCAATCCGCAGATACCCGGATTTACAGATTCACCGGATTATTAAGGAAAATCTGCACGGTGGACTGAAACAGACACGTTTCAAGCACTATCAGAATCTTCTGCCGGAGGTGGCAAAGCATACCAGCACAACGGAACGGCGTGCCGATGATGCAGAACGTGATACCGATAAAGTCAAAATGGTTGAATATATGGAAAAACACATGGGCGAAGA